GAATAGATTAGATCCAATTTTTGATCCATGATTCAGAGGAATATTTGCTCCTCTCCATAATCGTGCAAATAGGTTATAATCGCCTAGTGGGGTAGAAGCCACGATGCAACTACCGCCAGTAGATAACGTGGGAGATATTGATGTCCAAAAAGCGTCGCCTATTGTATCTCTAACATGGGCTAGCTCATCACAGTTGTGGGTGAATATCTTATCATCTATGGTGTATAGATGATTAGGATGGGAGCATTCAACCACATCAAACGCAAAATCGTACTTATATTTGTTGGTTTTCTCTATCCATATAGTACCACCAGGCCCATCTATAGCACATCGTTTAGGTAACGCACTCACGGCAGTTGACTTTCCGCGCAGCATAAATTGATGGTTATCAGACGCCCAAATCCCACCCTTCTTGTACCTAATATACCTAAGGCGTTTTTTATCCCGAATTATCCCGACAAAGTCGCAAAATAACCCATCAGCTCCTAGGATTTCCCATTCCGAATTAGCTACAAACACTCAACCTCCCATCTCGCCTATTATTCCATTCTACCCAATCATCACCGTCTACTTGATCTGGGATCCACCACTTTTTTATCTGAGTTTTGGTATTGATATATAACCGCTTGCCTCTTTTCGATGGGTCACCAGCGACCCAGCCTAATGGGCAATCAACAGGAGCGCATCTAACCACTTCTTGTATGTTATTTGGGTTGTGATACGTTTTAAACCCAGCGTTATATGGTCCTCCCTGTTCGAGTAATATCTTCTTTCTAGCTATACTCATATTTCGCTTCGCTTCCTCTGACCGCTTCATTCCTCTGTGTGCTTCAGCTGTTTTTCGTATTTTTTCTGGGTTTTTATTTGTCCGTTCGACTACATCAGGTGGCATCTTTCTGCCTCGTTTACTCATAGACATTAGATGCTTTGTTTCAGAAGACAGGATTCTTCCTTTATTAGCTTCCGACATTTTCGCTCTTGATTCATCTGAGTGAGTGGTTCCCCGTTTAGATTCTGATATTTTAGATCTGGTATCAGCCGAGTGAGAGGAATTCATTCCTCCGGTCATTAGGTTATATCCATTTGGAACCAATGTATTGTGGTCGGCAATCAGAACTGGTTCCCAATGGTTGGCTTCTTCTAATGATAGACCTTCCATTAATATTTCATGTTGGAAATTATCCCACCCGTATTTCTTAATAGCAAATGAAAAACCGCGGCAACTAGATGTTCTCCTGTGAGCACTACATCGCTTGTTGTAGTTATTGGTTTGTCCGATATAAGATTTACCTGATGGGCTGGTGTGTTTGTAAATTACATAATTATTCATAATTAGCACGTGACTGATGAGTTGGCATACGTATTTATGTTGATAATTCATTGAACATATCTCCTATAGATACCTGCTTTATCTCACCAGACTGTTTGTTTCGCACTGTTATTTTTGATTCATGCCCGATGCAAAATAAGAGACTAATAGACAACCCCCGACCAGAGCTCTCTGATGTGGCTTGTGAAATTATTCTACTGCCGTTATCGAATACCATATCGTGTTTATTGTAATCAGTAACCCCGGCCTTTATGAAATTTGGAGTATTTTCGTACATAAATTTAATACGAATAATCATCTCCATAGCGTTGGAGTTCTTGTTACTGACTACCAGAATTGTTTTGTCGGAGTGGAAGGTAGCATACCAAAATAAGTATGCTCCTACCGTTTGAGTGTTGTGAGTTACTGTGTAGTTGTTCGTGATGTATAGGTGATTGGGATCATCTATGGATATGCAAGAAGACTCTTCTTGCCTAACTAATGTTATATCGCGTATGGTTCTTCGTAATTGCTCTCTACCACCACTCCACGTATCATTGCATTTATCTCTCTTCCTAAGCAATCTAAAACATTGTTTGGGATTTGGTAGTGATATAAACAAGTCGTATGCTATTTTATATAGTTGATTCTGTGGGCGTCTGATATATATTGAACATCTACCTCCTAAACTCCATACTAATTGTTGTATGTCATCTCTTAGTCTCTCGCTAACAGTAGTATAGGATATTGCTGTTGAGTTTTTGCCTCTCCTCGATATGGTACCGTCGGTATCCATCAAGCCTTGTAATAGCGCCAATCGTTGATCGTGTGCCGCTGTCCTATATATTGGTGGGATAAATTTGGTATCACTTTTCATCCCGGTCAACTCTAATTTGGCTATTACTGAGTTGAGTCTGTTGCAAGTGGGATTGTGTGATTTTGCTCTATAGTCATACCCTCGTCCACTATATTGGAATGTTACATCAAGAGGTGCAACTAAAACATTTAAACTATCGACCAATTCGCTATCAGCTGATGAGAACGATACTGTATGTGGCCTAGATACTCCACCATCCCCCAACAACAGACCCAGGACATATGGATCCAGTGGTAGATCGGCCTCTGGATAACTGACTTGGGTTACCAAAGGAACACGCACGTTGAAATTACCACGGTGTTTTAATTTACTGACTCTATGTCTGTGTTCAATAATTTCAGACAATGGTAAAATTTGTTGTTGTACTACACTACTCCACCTACCATTGGTTTTGACTTTCTTGTTTCGAATATACACTGACCACAGGTGGTCCAACCCACACTCAGCAGTGGACTCGTCGTCGAATGTGATACGATAGACGTCTTTAATACCTTGTGGGAATTTGTCGACTACTGTAGATTTACCTCCATTTGGAGTTAATACCACATCACCTACGCAGATATCCCCCATCGTAGTCCACCCAGTAGGGGTTGCTATTAGAGCTGAATGGGGCTGCTCTTTTCCAACTTGACGTGAAGCCATAACACAAACTAATTGTTGAGTTTGAAATACCCGAATCATCCGCTCTTGAAATGGATGAAGATCAAATGGGATAGCTCCCTTTGTTGGATGTTGTAGCTTACAATAAGTTTTTATGAAGTAAATCGGATCATCTGCACATCGCTTGATTTCGTGTATATCATCTAACGTATATTCACGTTCTTCATACGGTTTTGATACAAATGGATTGTGCTTATTAGACATTACATATCAGATATATCGATGGTAATATCTTCTGCATCAGAAAACAGTATCCCTCCTGATATTACACGAGGACGGTTATGAAATGAGTTCCTAACTACTCGTGCTTCGGCAAACGTTATAGGATCGTAGCCTTCAATTAATACTGATATACAATCAATAGACATTCCTCTTGTTTTATTGATAATATCTCTTGCTACCATACAATGGATGCTGGATCCACTATCAAATGTGATTGATCCATTAGTCATATTTATTCGTAATAGTGCGCTTACTGCTTCCGAAGGCAGCTTACTATGTAATTCATGTACTTGTTTGCATACTCTTTGTACCCATTGGTGATTGGGACATATCAACAACAAGCGCTTGTTTTCGTTAAACATAGCATAGTATACAGCAAACAACAATACCATAGTAGTGGTACCTTTCTGCCTATCACCGGTAATTTGGATGTCGTTTTTGGATGTTATCATTAATTTGAGAGTGCTTACCAAATCTGGGGTAAGCGGTCGCTCTAATGTAGGTGATACATAGGTAGTATAAAACGTTGATATTGGATCAGGTATATTCATATTATTGTTTGTGCATGTCTTGTAGTAATTGTAATATATCATTGCGCGAGCCGATGATATTATTGGTTATATTTCCAGGTGCTGGTCCCTTGCTCCTGGATGAGTGTAACTTATCTTTGTGTTCTTTGAGTAGCCGCTTTTCTTTAATTGCACCTAACGCTATTCCTAGATTGGCGGATGCTTGTTCAGCTAATGATGCTTTATATCGTCCTTCGACGGTATCGATAGAATCACTAAGCAGTGAAACTGTTCCTAACGCCAACGCGTACACCTCTTCTATTTTTTGTTCAATCTCATCGTCTTTTTGGTCGTAATTCGGCATTTCTACAGGAGTATCGACCACGATTTCTCTAAATTCGGTTAGAGTTGAGTGTGGTGTAATATCTAATATCTCTTCAAATGGATGAGTTATTAGCCTTTCGTCGGTTTTTACAATCATAGGATTAGTATATCCAATGCGTTGATTGTCGAGTATTTATATCGTAAAATTTAAGAGGTAAAATAAATACTAATTTTAAGCAAGGAGATATTACTACATGTCAACAATAGGTATTCTAGGATTGGTATATGGTGCTGGAATTTGTACTGGAATGGTACTAACAGTGTTTATTATTAAATGGATAAAACAGACCAAGTGGTCATATATAATTATAGGAAACAACACATGAAATTAACTGTAAAACCAAAGACCTTGTGGGTACTGATAGGTCCGTCTGGTAGTGGAAAATCCACTGTATCTAATAAGATAATTAACCAATATCCTGGGACTGTAGTATATTCATTAGATGAACTGCGACATCGTTGGTATGATGCTGTTAATTACCGAGCTGCTTGGGAGGCCTCTATGGCTGATACTAAGTTCTTTAGTAAAGCACAGGGTGAATATTATAAGTTATTAGAGATGGGATCATCAATCGTATTAGATAATACCAATCTTAACCCAAAAGGTAGGAAGTTTTTCATTTCAGCGGCTAGGAAGCATGGATATCATATCATAGGAGTTGTGTTTAATGTACCGCTTGATACATTAATCTCTCGTCAATCAACGCGAACTGATAAAACAGTATCAGATGAAGTAGTAACGCGTCAATTTAATGATTTGAAGTTCCCCACGTTATCCGAAGTTGATGAAGTTATATTAGCTGATCAACTACTAAATGGTGGTTAATACTAAATACATACATCTTTTGGTTGTATAATTATGCTATTACATGAAATATTGAATGAAGATGCAACTCTTCCTGAATTGAGAACAAATATCGAGCAGGGATTTCCTGATACTAGACGGAGGCAGCATATTACCCATCAAGTTTCAATCGCTAATATCAAATACACACCATTACAATCGCAGCGGTTAATTAGAATAATTAGTCAGACTAATTCTAATGGAAACCAGTATACTCAATTTATAGATCTGAAGGATGTTGAGATTCAACCACAACATTCTAGCACGGCCACAGTTCCCATTACTAAAGCATTAGGAGGAACTGTGTACGTAACTGCTGCACCATTGAGTACTAATGTTGGTGTGGGGTGTTCTTGTCAAGATTATCGCATGCGATTTTTTCAGTATAACCAATCCAATCAATGTCACGCAGGACCCAGGCCGGAACAGTATACTCGGGTAACTACTGATCGACCAGAAGTCAATCCATCCCACGTTCCTGGTATGTGTAAGCATATCATTAAAGTAGTAGATGTATTGACTAATAAAGGGATTATTAGTAGGACTTAACGGACCAACCCAGACACTTTAGAATTAGTATCCTGCACAAATTTCTCTTGTTTCGCAGTTAACAATCCGGGAACTAATATTTTGCCTTCGTTATCCCTAGCGAATAACGACCCAGTTCCCGATGACTGTACGCCTTTTGATAGCTTAAATGGGGATTCTAGGTGAGATGTTTCAACTTCAGCTAATGCAGTAGCTACTATGTCGTCATCTATGTTTAGTAAAGGCAATACAGTTGGACTGGTTTCCATTATTGGAGGTATTGTGACTATTTCAGCGATATCTTCTTTCACATCATCTGGTTGCGTTACCGTAAACGACGTGGTCACTGTAGGTTTTGTTTTTGGTTTATTTGATTCAAAAGTGACAGCAGGAGCATTTATGAATTTGATTGATCCAAATGCTGGAGTGAACAGATAATCATCTATAATAACCTCTACTCTAAATTCACAATCACTTGGTTTAAATTCAGACAACGGTGGAAATTTAGCAGACCATTGATGTCCATCGTCTGATGTATTGGCGCAATCAACACTCAACATAACACCCTTGATTATATTATCTAGCACAAATCGTACTCTTGGTGCGATATCTCCTTCAACTCCCGATACTTTTACTTCAAAGTCAATAGTTGATGGTTTCGCTGGATTTATTGTTAATTCTACGTCTTTTGCCATTGTCATTTCCTATTATCGTATTTATTTATTAGCTATATTGTTGGCAATTACTGATATTAATTTCTTACTACTGTTCATCAATCCACTGAGCGTTACAGTAGCTCGTTGGTTTATTCCTGATATCATATTAACTACAGACACTAATTTATCTGTATTGCACACATCCATCACAAATTGTTGTCGAAATTGTTTTTCTTTGATGTTAACCGTAATCAACACTATTCGTTCACAGGATTTTGTCTTTATTGGGAAACTTAATGGAAATCCATGGACCATGATATTTCCACCACCCCCTCCTACTGGTGGAGTTACTATAGTAACCCGACATCCGCATATCAATCCAAATTGAGCTGATATTAACGTACATATACCACCGCCCAATCCTTTGGTTATGATGAGGCCATATCCATTGGTAATTAAACTCATGGACCGCATCCAACTGGAACTCTATCACATACCTCTTGGATACTCGGTAATCCGGATGAGTCTCGTAGGTTGAATACATGCAATGGAGTTTGACAGTCGTCATCATACACGGTCAGCGTAGCCAACGCAGGATCGATTCTAGTACGATTTGTTTCATATTTCAATAGTGTATTTAATAATGAGGTAATTGCTATATTTGATAATACAGTACTTGCTGTATCAGCACTAATCCTCGCCAATTCAAATCCAGTTGATCCCAACTGCATATGATTTAATGTTGATTCATTCCAGACGGCATTTGTTATATCATCTGCATAACTCTCATTTCCTCCCAACTTAAACCGTTCACCAGGACACAATCCTGCTCCACCATCGAATGTAAACACGTAATTTTTGGTATCGTCGTAGTTAATCATATTATACCTATACCACCCCATCCCAATCTCCGATGATACGCCAGAAATTATAATGTGAGTGTTAATAGTAGGATTGGTTGGGTGTAATTCAAAAACGTCAATAATGGGAACCAATCCAGTTGCAGGTAATCCGTTATTTGTAAAGTGACATGTGATTATTTTTTGCATGCAACACCCATTATAAATATCCAACTCAGTATGTTATATTTATTGATGGGAAAAATCTGTATAAATAAAGAAGATAATATGGATATTCATGGGTTTAATTCTAGCACAATCTAGCGCCTCTTGTGGGTCATCGCCTACTGGGACTAATTACTTGCCTATAGTATCATCACAGGTGATATTGGACGTGGGAGCTACTGAAGTACTCGATAGGGTTTCGTGTGCTGATTGGGCCGCCACTAAATGGTATGTAGCTTTATCCACAGAAGATAGAACGAGTATGTCAGCAGTAGAGATATATGCGATTCATCACAGAGGAACCAATCCCCTTCATAATACATATTCAATGCAAGGAGACCCATTTGACTACGGAATTGAAGTCACTGTTGTTGGTGGATTTTTACAATTAGAGATTACCAACTCATCAACTGCTTACATCGTAGCGTACGGATCCAGGATATCTATTCCATATGCGGCACAAATGCAATTCGATTCAACTGGAGTTGTCGTCACTGATACTCATAAGGCGGTGTTAGCTGGTACCTCTATCGTATTGGATGAATTTGAATACTGGCGGACTCACGCAGTTAAATGGATGGTTTCTATTTCCGATGCTAGGGACAATAGAACTTCATCACAAATATTCGCAATGATGAAAACTGGATTATTGAGTTCTGCGGTTGAATATGCCACTCTGGGGGACTTATCGATAGATTATGATTTATCGGTATTAGATCACAATAATACCGTTCAATTAATATTGACAAATAATGAAGCTGAGCCTGTGTTTGTTGATGCAACACAAATGCCAGTAATAACAGACATGAGTAGAATTTACACTCCGGTTGAATCAAATACTCATATAATCACCCCAGTTGCTACCACAATATCACCGACTGCTTCGGCTATAGTTGATAGTCAAGTCCCGGTCCCCGGTCACACAGCATGCAAGTGGTTGGTTCACATTGAAAATTCAACAAATGTTACCTCTGGTGGTTTCGAATTGTACGCAAATCGTCAACGACTAACAAATATTTCACATGATGTGTATAGTACGCTGGGAACGTGGTATGATATACTCATTACTGCATCCGTTATTGGCAATAATATGACATTGAGTATAACGAACAATGAGGCTGTACCATTGACGGTTCGAGTCCTACACATTCCCATAACTATATAACAACATCACACAAGGACAGGATAGCATGTTAGATTTTTTTAGAATTAGACGAGGATTGGTATTAGATGATCAAGTTAGTATCTTACACGGTAGTGGAGCTCCAGGCATCATTCCTGGCACTGATGCTGATTTAGCTAAGGTTGGATCTCTATATTTAGATACCACAAATGGGGATCTTCACATCAAAGCCACTTCTGGCTTTGGTCCCGTTCCTTGGAATATAACCGCAAGTACCAGCGGACTAACCAAATTGTACAATGAAACCGCTGGTACTATTATTCCATCTAGTCCTGCTGGAACGAATTCCATAACATTAGGAAACGGAGCGAGTACTAGTCTAGCTGCTTATAACTCACTCGCCATCGGTGAGCAGTCCTTAGCTAGACATCCAGGTAGTGTTGTTTTAGCGAATGGTAGATTTTCTACTACTGGAGACGCTCAGGTAGGGAAGTATTTACTACGAGGAACAACAGTAAATGGATCTGAAACTGAATTATTCATTGATGGTACTGGGTTGGGTGGAGGAACAGAGCGATTAGTAATGCCCGATGATGCTACCTGGACGTTTAAGGCTACTATAACCGGCCATCGCACAGATATGTCCGATGGACACGCTGGATTTGAAATATCAGGAGTGGTATATCGGATAAACGGGGCTAATACTATTGCGTTGGCTGGAAAGCCAACTATAACAATAATATCAAAAGTAAATAGACAGTGGGATGTTCAGTGCTATGCTGATATACTAACTGGAGCATTAAAGTTTACTGTCACCGGACAACCACTGAAAACCATAAGATGGTTAGCTTGTGTGGATACTGTAGAAATAACAAACTAAGTAAAGTAGTGCTGTATTGTCCTATTATTATAAATACGTTATAATATATAATAGGACTCTTACATGATCATAGACCACGATATCGGATCCATTCAAAGCTTATTCGTTTTGGATCTAACTGTCGCATCTCCATTGACATCTACTACTGGGGTATTGACGTTACAAGGTACCGGTGCGTTGGTGGTACCGGTTGGCAATAATACCACAGAACGCCCAAGTTCACCAGCCAATGGTATGATTCGGTTCAACAACACCAGCTCTGTATTAGAGTACTATAATGGAGCTTGGACCTCTGTTGCATCTGGGTCAGCTTCCGTATCGAGTGTAGCAATTGCATCAGATACTACAGGCCTAACGGTTGTTAGTGGATCCCCAATAACAACATCAGGTACTATCCACTTAGCGCTCAGTACCGAATTAGTTGGAGTTGCTGGACTTACTACTACTGGTAGTGTTGTTAGAACTGGTAGTGGTACATACACCACAAGAACTGATACGGGCACTGCTGGTAATATTACAGTAACTAATGGCGATGGCGTAGCCGGCAACCCAACCTTTAACTTAGCTACTGTATCTCAGGGCTCGACTGGTACATCACTTCTCAAATTCCAATTAGATACCTTTGGTCGTGTAATTAACAACACTGCCGTAACTACATCCGACATTACTACATTAGTTGATGCTACTTACGTCAATGTATCTGGTGATACTATGTCAAGCGCTGCTAATTTGACGTTTGTGGGTGGTGGTGAAGTATTGGGATTACCCGCAACTCCATCAGGAAATACTGCAGCGGCTTCGAAGGCATATGTTGATGCATTATTTCAAGGAGTAACATCTAAATCGGAAGCATCATATGCAACAACATCACCACTGAATACATTTACTTACGCTAATGGAACCGCTGGTGTTGGTGCTACTATCACAGAAAATAGCAATGGTGCTTTAACAGTTGACGGGGCATCTCCTACTGTTGGTCAGATAATTTTAGTTAAGAATGAAACTGCTGGTAATGCTCCATATAATGGTTTATATACAGTAACTGCTACTGGTAGTGCTGGGGCTCCTTTTGTATTAACCAGAGTCCCTCCTATGGACTCTGGTACTGAATTTGGTGGAGCGTTTACGTTCATTCACCAAGGGAGTATAAATGGTGGTGCTGGATGGATATGTACCAATGGTCCTATTGTTACTGTAGGAACAACAGCAATTACGTTTGTGCAATTTTCTGGCGTTGGTACGTATACAGCAGGAACAGGGTTAACCTTAACTGGAACTCAATTTTCTATAACCAGTCCTATTTCTACAACACTTGGTGGAACCGGATTGACCACTACCGGAACGTCAAACCAATTTTTAGCAATGAACACTGCTGGAACTGGATTAGAATATAAAACAGTATCTGCTGGAACTGGAATCAGTGTTACTCCAGGTGCTGGCACGTTATCTATTGCTAATACTGGTGTAACTGCAATAGCAGGAACAACCAACCAAATTACAGCAAGTGCTGCAACTGGGTCTGTTACATTAAGTCTACCCGCAGCTGTTATTCTACCTGGGTCGTTGACTGTTACTACTGGAACATCGTTGTCAACTACAGCATCTATTACTGCTACAGGCTCCTCACAAGGTACTGCTACTGCATTAACTACAACGTACAATATAATTACGTCCGCATCCGCTGGTACAGGTGTAATATTACCTACGGCATCTGCTGGGTTATTGGTCACTATAGTTAACAGGGGAGCTAATTTCGTCAACTTGTATCCAGCTACCGGTGCTACCATGGATGGATTACCAGCAAATAATCCAATCCAGATCCCAGTTAATGGAACAATTACATTAGAAGCAGCATCTACTACCAGTTGGTTTACTACTAAAGCTATAGAATTAAGCGGAGGTGGGATGAGTGTATCATATGGTAATGGTTCTGTGACATATACTAATACTGGTGTAACATCAAATGTCGCGGGTACTGGTATATCATTATCTAGTGGTACTGGATCTGTTACTATAACAAACTCTGGTGTGACATCAGTGGCAGGAACAGCAAATCAAATATCTGTATCCGCATCTACTGGAGCAGTAACATTTAGTTTACCGTCTGCTGTAACAATAGCGACCAGCTTGACTGTATCTGGATTGCCTGCAAATTCATTCCTATATTCTGGCACAGCAGGGCTATTGACTACAACTACCGCTCCAACTAACGGACAATTGTTAATAGGATCAACTGGAACTTCACCGGTAGCAGCGGCGTTAACAGCTGGTACTGGAATTTCAGTAACAAATGGTGCTGGTAGTATTACGATTAACAACACTGGTGTAACTTCAGTTGCATTATCTGCTCCATCCATTTTTACTGTTAGTGGAAGTCCTGTAACAACAACAGGAACGTTAACATTCTCATTGAATACACAAACCACAAACTTGGTATTTGCCTCTCCGAATGGTTCAACTGGAGCGCCAACCTTTAGATCGTTGGCTATGGCTGATTTACCGATTCAACTGTATAGAGAAAACCCATCGTCTCCAACCGTCCCCTCTGCTACTGGTACTAATGCTGTTGCTACCGGAAGTGGGTCTGTATCGGCATTAATGGGTGGTAATGTTCATGCTGGTGGAATATTCGCAACTGCTGGCGACGCACAAAGCGGTACCTATATCGTCCGCAACATCACAACAACTGCAGCTGTTACTGAATTATTCTTGGATGGTACTACTGGCACACAACGGATGGTTTTGACTAACAATAGCCTGTGGACATTTACGATTTTGATTGCTGCAAGACGAACTGATGCAGTGGGCGGTGGCGCTGGTTACAAATTTGAAGGGGTTATCCGAAAAGATACTACTGCTGGATCAACTACTTTAGTTGGAGCGGTAGCCAAGACTATATTGGGTGAAACCAACGTGGCGTGGGACGCAGCCGTTGTTTCTGATACTACTAATGGATCTCTACGAGTCAATGTTACCGGTGAAGCAGCTAAGACGATTCGTTGGGTGGCAACTGTCATAACATCAGAAGTGACTAACTAATATTAGTTGAGCTGGGGAGGATATATACCCTCCCCATCATCTCAGTCCTGTTAATAAATATCAACAATACATAAAGGAAGTATTATATGGAATTGGACCATAGTATAGAAACCATCACACCCAACTCAGCCAGCACTATTACTTTTGCGGGGACCGGTGGTATTGTCTTACCTATTGGAACTACCGCTCAGAGGCCTACTGGCATTGCTGGTTTATTGCGATTGAATTCGGATTTGGGTGGAGTATTAGAGACGTACAACAGCACATTGAGTGCCTTCATTCCAGCAACCAGTGTTGGTGGGGTAGCAACGGCTGTTGCTGCTGCTGGTACTACACAGGGAACTGCAACTGCGCTATCTCCTGGATATAATAATGTAACATCCAGTTCAGCTGGAACTGCAACTGGAGTAATATTACCTACTACTGCTACTGGAATTACTGTCACCGTCCGTAATAATACGGGCAATGGCATCAACGTATATCCGTCCACTGGTCATACTATAGATAGCACTGGAGTTAACGTCCCATTAAGCATAATGATTGGAGGGGTTGTAACGTTCACGGCAGTCCAGAGTGGTGAGTGGAGCACTAGCGTCAACATGGTGCAAAATTTAGCTAGAGTGTCCGGAACATTACCACTGAGTAATGGTGGGTCAGGGCAAACCTCATTGGGATCCCCACTTCAGGTATTGCGAACAAATGCAGCTGGGAATGCTACAGAGTGGGCCACGAATTCTGGAGGTGGTACCTCTCTGGTGGCTGGATATGTAACGATATCTTGTGGTGCTGCAGCAGCTCAATCATCTGCTTTTGTATCTGTGCCAACTATATTAGCCACTACTACGATAACGCTATCTAAATCTATATCAGCCTCTATCGATAAAACCGCCGATGAGCATTTAGTCGAAGGTTGGGAAGTAGTAGGAACAGCTATAGTACCGACTAGTGGATTTTATGTATACATAAAATCCACTAATCAAGCTGCATTGGGTGGTACTTTTAATGTGTCATATATGTTAGTGTAATATCCTGTGTTAAACTTACCATAAATATAAATATAACCATATACTAATACGAGGATTTGAACTATGTCCATTCAAGTGGCTGGTGATACAGCTGGTACCCGCATCGTCGATGCGGAAGTTGCGTTAAAGAACATGCGGGTCGGTATTTTTCCGGTTGATGGGAATCATTATAGTGTGTTTAGTAGCACTGGAGCAACTACTGGACTAGGTGCTGGTAGCTCTATCTTCAGTTTTAGGAACATATCAACAAATGTGATAATAGTAACTAGTGTATCGCTAACAGCGACGGCTACTACTGGATTTACTGCGGCACAGCGCCTAGGAGCCGCAATTACTGTATGTCGTAACTGGACCGTATCAGATTCAGGTGGCACTGCAATAGCATTAACAGGCAACACAAATAAGCTTCGAACTAGCCAAACTACAGTAACGTCTATCGACTGTAGAATAGCTACTACTGTAGCTATTACTGCAGGCACTCGAACTATAGATACATTTCCGGTTGATGGCGCCTACGGATTCGTCGCTGCTGCTGCTGCTGGGGTTGGGGTTATAATCCCTCCTGTAGAATTGTATATCAATAATGAATCACCCCACCCATTAGTGCTTGCCCAAAATGAAGGTATCATTATAACTCTTCCGGTTGCGATGGGTGCGGGTGGGGTAGTTAGCTGGGATATTACATTGAAGTTTATTGAACGACCTACATACTAATGAAAATTTTTAATACCACATCTGGTACCATATCTGTTACACAGCGAGATGGGACATCACTGTCATTTCCAACGGGGGCATCTGATGTAAATTATGATTCGATGGACGACGCCACCTGGCAACAACTGATATATACTGGTAAGTTAAAGTTGGTGGATAAGAATGATGCGACAATCACTCCTGATGTCGATGTTGCCACTACCAATCTAAAGGGATTTGCTAGATCTGTGATCGATGATGTATCACCACCCAAGACTGGTCCTATCACATACAATATTAGCTCATCAGCTGGACCATTTATTATCAGTATGTTCAGATATGGCAGTGGAACAACTGGGTGGTATGGGTTTAGTGAAACTATACTAAGCAACGTAAGTCCATTTATAGTCCCGATGGATTGTGTTGTTACTAATCTCACGTATGTATCACAAAATGTGGCGACCAGTATGGTCGTTGTGTATGTAATCCCATTCAATTCAAAGACGCAGTCGGTGAAATTTAAGTGGGATCTGCGGCAGACTAGGTCTGCTTGTATAAATAAGCAGTTTAATCTAACTAAAGGAGATAAAGTAGCTATATTTTCTGATAGTTCAGGCAACGGAGCATTACTATCGCCCACCTTCCCAACGGCATCGGTTCCGACTAATCCTTGGGTAAATATAACATGTCAACCGACATCAACCTCTACTGATTTCTTAGATGCATTTTCAGGGAATTTTGTATGATTTACATAAATACTAATGGCATTGAACAGATCGGCCAAGAAGTATGCAATCAATTAAACCAGAGCTTGTTAGTTCAATTGATTGCGGACTTATCAGCACACGTACAAGAGTTATCCGCACGAGTGTCTGATGTGCAGTTGTATCGCAACATTACCGACAACATTAACGACAACATTAACGACAACATTAACGACAACATTAACACAATAGGATAAAAAAATGGCAGAATATAAAGACAGTTATGACTTAAGCGCTTTGGGTCAATCATTACAAGAATGTTTGAATACAGACAGTTTCTTCAATTTGGTTTCTTCAGTAGTCAGTACCATAGAGAATGAAATTGCTAACCAAAATACGACAATTATTAATTTGACAAATACCGAAGCGTCGCATTATCAGTATTTGTTAGACTTAATTAACAACATAGATACCAGCTCAAATGTTGACTACAATACTATTATCAACAATTTGTTGAGCAACCCAGTATTCATCAGCATGATCCAAAACGTTCACGTAAATGTGAACGGACACACCATTACCATTCAACAATTTGTTGATGCATTATCCCATTACCCACGTATCGGCTCTGTTGTAATTAACTGGGCTGCTAGTGGATGTAGCATAACTAATGTTACCGTCAATTTAACAAACGGAAACGTAGCGTTGTTTATTCCTACTGTAACTGATGTGGATACTGATGGCGATGAAGTAACAGATACCCGCCGCATAGCATTTGACTGCGCCGACTTCGGTGGTATTCCAGCTGCATTTAACGTTGATTTAGGTATCTATCGCCGGTCGCTTACAGTATTGGGTGAAGCTAAATCATTTACTTCTTACCGTCTAAAAGGATGGCAACAACCAGTATTTGACATTGCTCCGTTCATGTACGCAGAAGCTGCTATATGATTGTATAACTAGCCGCACCAGGAGAAGGGTCAGCTGGCCCTTCTCCTTCTTTTGGAGACATAAATGCGCATTAAAGTTTTGAAATTGATTGACTGTGGTTGTAGTACAGCAGTATATGAGGAAGTTTTTACAACAGTATTAAGAGAAACCGAGGTGGATTACATCACAGATGCTGGTGTATTTGCTAAGTCTATCTCAGTAGTACTTCCATCAGTACCTCCATCAGTACCTCCCAATGACCACTAGTTTGATAGAAACTATCAAACTAGTAATATCCCCTGCATCATCTATATCAGATGCCAGAATTACAATATGTGAAGAGTGTCCTTTGTATATATCAATTAGTCGCCAATGTTCCGTATGTCTATGCTTAATGGACATTAAGACGAGGATACCCAGTGCTACCTGCCCTCAGCACCGATGGTAGATTAGTGGGTTCCAGCTCTGTTGTTTTTTTGATGTATTAGCTATATAATATTCGTTTTATTTGGAGTATTATATGGCTAATGTAGATTTTCGCAAACGATTTTTGGTTAATAGTGAACATACCGGACGATTTGTAGTTACTTCTCAACGAACCGGAAAGACCTATTACATAGAACCAATTGAATCTGACCGGCCTAGATCATGGGGGGACGTCAATCCAGCCACCAACGAAGTAGAAGGATCGTATGGTAAAAAGTATCGAGGTGGAATCAAAGCCGCTGATAGTTTAATTACTGAAGATAATGGTTGTTATAATATTCAACAATCAGGTCCAGGAGTTAGTCCATTTGCAATGATAGATGCTGCTGATTCAAAATACCCAGATAAAGATGCTTCATAGATAAATACCGCTTTACGGGATG